AAGCCGCAGGGGAGACGGAGCCATGCCGCAGGGGAGACGAAACCAAGCCGCAACTGTGCGGCATAGAACCATCAAATAACCATCAAGGAACTAACCCCCATACCCCCCAAGGGGGGCGGGAGGGGGAGGGCGCTTCGCGGCCCTGCGAGGAAGGGCCGAGACGTTCGGGACAACGGACGCAGGCCGAGGCCGACGCGGCGCGGGTGGATCGATGGGAGCGGTTTGAGCGGCTGTGGCCATGGGATGCGACCGAGCTTCCCGGCCAGGCGCGGGGCGCGTTCATGCGCCTTGCCGACGACGAGCAGGAACGGGCGATCGAGGCCGCGCCGCTCTATGCGGCGGCCTGCAAGACGCGCCAGACGAGCGCGCGCAATCACGGCATGGCGCATGCGAAGAAATGGCTGGCCGAAGAGGGCTGGAAAGTCGTCAAGGCGCGCACGGTCGAAAGCGCGGCGGCAAAGGGCGGCCTGCCGTTCACGGTCAAGCAGGGCTCGCAACAGGCGGCGGCATGGGCGGCCTATGAGGCGGCCGTCTATGGCGCGCCGAGGCTGAAATTCTTCTCCTCGAAAACGCTGGGCATGGTCTGCCAGCGCCCGACCGAATGGCCTCCGCCCCTGCCGCAGCGGGAGGCGGGTTAGGGCGCGTCCCGATGGCGTGAGCGTGCGCGTGTCTGCGTTTTGGCGAAGGGCGACGAAAGGGCTGCAGATGGGCGAGGAAACCGGCAAGCGCTGGCATGTGATCGAATGTTTCGACGGGAAGGACCGGGACGCCTATGGCCGACTGGCCGCCTTGGGTTATGAGGCATGGCGGCCCGTGATCGAGGTGCGCCCGTCGCAGCGCGTGCCGGGAACGAACAAGATTACGAGGCGGGCGCAGCTCGTCGCGCTGTTCGGGCGCTATCTCTTCGTCCGTGTCGTCATGAGTGATTCGGTCTATGGCGCCATTCGTGAGGTGGCCGGCGTGCGATCTTGGGTCTGCATGGCGGGCAGCGACGACCCGGCGACAGTGCCCGACGAGCTAATATCTTTCTATCGCGTGTATCGCCCGCAAGCTGTTCACTCGTCTGGAGTTTGTAAGCTGCGCGACCGGGTGCGCATCATGGGCGGCCCGTTCGTCAACCACGAAGGGGTTGTCGTGCGGGTTGACTCAGACAAGGGCGTCGTGGTCGAAATAGACATATTCGGCAGACCGACGCCATTACCTCTCCCGGTCGGTCTCGTCGAGCTTGTGGAGCAAGGCCGCCGGCCTCCGATCAAGCGCGACGATGCGCAACGCCAGCGAAAGCGGGCGTGAGTGCGAAGCTATCCCCTCCCGCCCCCTGCCCTGCCGCCGAGGCCATGCTCTCGGCCTGCCTGCGCATGGGTCCTCCCCCGCCCCGCGTATAACGGATAAGGCGGGGGTCCGGGGGAGGGGGCGTAATTGTAATTTTGCTCAGGGTTGACGAAGCCAGCAAGGCCGATGCAAGAGGCGGTTGACAATGGGGAATGGGTTGCGGTTTCGCAGATCGCCGAGCGGCGGGGCGTTTCGCGGCAAGCCATTTCGAAGCGCGTTCTAAAGCTCGGCGAGCGGCTGCCGACGCGCGGGGCCGGTCGCGGGCTGCGCGTGCATCTTCCGACCTTCGACGCGCTGGACGCCCAGATGCACGACCCGGCGCAGGATCTTCGCAACCGCGCCAGCGCCCGCCCCGCCCCCGCGGCCGAGGATGCGCCCGAAGCGCCCCCTGGGCCGCCCGCCCCGCGCGAGCCGTCCGAATATGACTCGGCCTCGGCCCGCAAAAAGAATGCGGACGCCGAAGCCGCCGAAATGAAGCTCGCGCAGTTGCGCGGCGAGCTTGTGCCGGTTCGCGAGATTACAAACGCCGCCGTCGTCTGCGGCACGGAAATCACGCAGATCGTGAACGGAATGAAAGCCGCCTCCGGCAAGCTCTATGCGGCCTCGAAAGGCGGCGAAGAGGCTCTCGCAATCGCCCTCCTCGAGATGGTCAACGGCGCCGTCGTCAAGATCGGCGACTCCCTGTCTAAACTGGCCGCCCGCGGCGCGCCCGAAAGCGACTAACGCCCCTTATGCGCTCACCTTTTGCAAATGCGCTAGCGATCATCGCCGGCGCGATGGCGGCTGCGATCACGCCGCCCTCGACGCTCACGCCGACGCAATGGGCGCAGGATAATCTCGTCTTGGTCGAGGGGCCGCGCGCCGGGCAGAAATGGGATCCCGCGCAGGCGCCCTATATCTGCGCCATTATCGACGGCGTGTTTTCCGGGCCGCACACGAAAGGCACAGTCCGCAAGTCCGCGCAGGTCGGCTACACGCAGGGGCTTACGGCGCTCGCCGGCTGGATTGTCGCCGAAAGCCCGGCGCGCACGCTCGTCGTTTTGCCGACAACCTCGCTCGCCCTCTCGCTCAACCGCGAAAAGCTGCAGCCCGCGATCGACGCGACGCCGGCGCTCAAGCGCCGCGTCATGGCCATGTCGAAGCGCGAGTCGCTTGGCTCCTCGGCGCTGTTCAAAAGCTTTCCCGGCGGCTCGATCGCGATCACGGGCGCGAATTCCGCCGCCGAATTGCAGATGCGCACGATCAAATTTGCGCTCTGCGACGAGATCGACCAATGGCCGAAAGACCTCGACGGCCAGGGCTCGCCGATGGCCATGGTCGACGGCCGGCAAATCGCCTTTCACGCCACGCGCGACTATCGCAAGCTGCAGGGCGGCACGCCGACCATGAAAGGCGCGTCGCTCGTCGACGCGGAATTCGAAGCCGGCGATCAGCGATTCCAGCGTCTGCCCTGCCCGCATTGTGGCGAGCGCATCAAGCTTGTTTTCGGCGGCTTCGCCGATCAGCCGGGGCCGGGCCTGCGATTCAACCGCACGCATCCATATGATGCGCATTATATGGCGCAATGCTGCGGCGCGCGTATCGAGCATTGGCAAAAAGAGGGCATGATCGGCGCGGCCATGAGCCTGCCCGATTATGGTTTCATCGCCGAAAAACCCGAGCCGGGCCGCCATCCGTCGTGGCATATCGACTCGATTTCCTCGAATTTCACGACATGGGACAAGATTGCCGAGACGTTCGTCACGGCCGGCGACGATCCGCAAAAGCTCAAGAGCTTTTATAATCACTGGCTCGGCCTCGCCTATGAGGAAGTCGCCGACGTTCCCGATTGGGAATCGCTCTACAAGCGGCGCGAAAGCTACGCCGAGCGCGTCATTCCCGCCGACGCGCTGCTCGTGACCATGGGCGTCGACGTGCAAAAGCGCGGGCTTTATGTCGAGATCGTCGGATGGCGGCCGGACGCCGGCAGCTACACGATTTATGCGACCTACATAAACGCCGGAACGATCGAAAAGCCCGGCGATACGGCCGACCCGGACGATGCATGCTGGCGGCGTCTTACCGAGCTGCACGAAACGCCGCTGCTCGACGCTTTCGGCGGCGCAAGGCGGGTCGATGCGACGGGCCTCGACTGCCGCTTCGAATCTGCCACAGTTTACGATTGGGTCCGGCGTCACCATGGCGCCTATGCAATCCGCACAATTGAGGGCTGGGGGCAGCCTTCGCTTGGCGCGCCCAAGCTCGTTGACTTCGACTGGCGCGGCAAGCGCATCCGCAAGGGCGTGCAGCGCTGGCATGCGGGCTCCTACAATCTCAAGAGCCGTTTTTATGCCTATCTCAAGCGCGAGACCGAAATCGACCCGCTGGGCGAAATCATCATGCCGCGCGGCTATTGCCGGTTCGGAACTTTCCTTAACGAGCAATATTTCCGGCAGATCACGGCCGAATATATCGGCCAGGACAAGGCCGGAAACCGCGTCTGGAAAGAGCGCGAGCAAGACAATCACTGGCTCGACTGCCGCGTGATCAATATGGCGCTCGCTTTTGGCGCGCCGACCTTCGACATTGGCAATCGCCCGGAAAGTTTCTGGCGCGACCTGGCGCATGAGCGCGGCGCATCGTCGGCGGTCGCGCCCTTGTTGCGCGCACTGACTCCGGCGAGCGCGGCGCAAACGGATGCGCCGGCCGATGCGGACGCATCAACCGTTGCGGAAGCGCCGGCCGAGCCTGCCGCCGCGCCTGATGGCTGGACCTATGGGGGCGACTCTTGGCTCTGACGACGCAACAAATCCAAGGCTTGATCAGCCAACTGCAAACGGCGCTCGGCTCCGGCGCGGTCACTGTCGAATATGACGGCCGGCGCGTGACCTATCGCAGCCAGCAAGAGATCGAGGCGGGCATCGCCTATTTCCAGCGGCTCTTGACGGCGTCCGCCGGCGCGATTGCGCCCGAAAGCGCCTCGCGCACTTCCTATGCAGCGTTTTCGCGGGATTAAATGACCTTCAAACCGAGCCTTTTGGATCGCGCGCTGCTCGCGCTCGCGCCGCAAGCCGGCCTGGCGCGCGTCAAGGCGCGCATGCAGGCCGCCGAGCTGTTTCGCGCCTATGACGGCGCGGCCAAAGACCGGCGGCTCTCGGGCTGGCGCGCCTCAAGCAGCGGGCCGCGCGCAGAAGGCGACACGGGCCGCGAAACGCTGCGTTATCGCGCCCGCGATCTCGCTCAAAACAACGCCACGGCCGCAGCCGCAAAGTTGCAATTCGCCGCGCAGACTGTCGGCTCGGGCATTACGCCGCGCGCGGTCGGCGGATCAAAAGCGATGCGCAAGCGCGCGCAAGATGCATGGAAACGCTTCGTCGACACATGCGACGCGGACGGAAATCAGGATTATTACGGCCTGCTCTCGCTTACCGCGCAAAGCCTCTTTACCGACGGCGAGGTGCTGCATGTGTGGCGCCAGTCCGGCGGCGAGCGCTGGCGCAAGCTGCGCGTGCTCGAGGCCGATCACCTTGACGAGACGCGCGTCGAGCTTGCGCGCGGTCGCAATGACCGCGTCGTCAACGGCATCGAATTCGACAAGGAAGGCGCCCGCAAGGCCTATTGGCTTAACAAGGTGCATCCTGGCGAGACGGATGTGCTGCGGCTGTTGAGCGAGGCCGAGCGGATCGAGGCGCAGCATGTCGATCATTATTTTCACGTTGCGCGGCCCGGCCAGATCAGGGGCGTTTCGTGGCTGGCGCCGTCAATCGTCTCGCTGCGCGGCCTCGACGACGTCGCCGAGGCGGTTCTCTGGCGCAAGCGGCTTGAGGCGTGCATCGGCATCATTATTCGCACGCCCGAGGCCGCTGGGTCGCTGCCGACCGTCGGCAAGCAATCAACCGGCGATAGCGGCGAGCGGCTGGAGACGATGCGGCCCGGCATGATGCCGCGCCTCGGGCCTGGCGAAGACCTTACGGCTTTTCAGCCAACCGTTTCCGCCGATACGATCGATTTTATACGCTGGCGGCTCTATGCGTTCTGCGCAACGACGGGCCTCGCCTATCACGAAATCACGGGCGACGCCTCGCAAGCCAATTATTCATCGATGCGCTCGGCGAAACTCGCCGGATGGGCGCTGCTCGACCTTGTGCAATGGGTCGTCTTTGCACCGCGCATCAAAACGGCCTGGCGCCGCGTCATGGAAGCCGAATACAACGCGACCGGCAACGATGTGCGGTCGATCGGCTGCGAACTTTCCATGCCGGTTAGGCCGTGGGTCGATCCGCTGAAAGACATTATGGCCAAGGTGCTCGAAATCCGCGCGGGCCTGCTTTCGCATCCTGACGCGCTCGCTGAGCGCGGCGTCAATATGGATGAATTCATTGCCGAGTCGGTCGCTTTCCTCAAGGAAATCGACGTCGCTGGCCTGATCTTCGACACGGATCCCCGCAAGACGAACGATTCCGGCGCGCTGCAGGCCGCCGTGAAGGCGCAGGGCGCCAGCGCCGGCGGGCAAGACGCTCAACCCACAAACTAAGGATTGACCATGCATCGGAACCATGGGGCGCAGCCGGCAGGCTTCCAGCCCGGCGGAACGCTTGCGCGCGAGCTGCGCTTCGCCGCCGCGGCGAATAGTTACGACTCGAAGGCGCGCACGGTCGAGGGCGTCTTCGCCGCCGGTTCGCCCGTGCGGCGCTGGGGCTTCGTCGAGACGCTCAACATGGACGCGGCGGCCGTCGACCTCTCGCGCGTCGCGGGCGGTCAATGCAAGCTGCTCGACTCGCATAATTCCTATGAGATCGACGCCATCCTCGGCGTCGTCGAAGAGGCGCGGATCGAAGGCGGGCAGCTCGTCGGCCGCATCCGCTTCGCCGAAACCGAGGCTGGCCGCAAGGCCGAAGGCATGGTCGCGCGCGGCGAGCTGACGGGCTTCTCGATCGGCTATTCGATCCAGCGCTGGTTGAACGTGTCGCAGGAAGATACGGGCCTCGAGGAATGGCGCGCCGACGCCTGGACGCTCCTCGAGGTGACTTTGTGCGCCGTCCCCGCAGATCCCGCCGCGACGGTCAGGGCCGCCGCTGCACATGGGCTTGACCCCCTGGCTTCAACTGCAACAGCAACCCAAGAGGATGACATGACCCGATCCGCCGTCGCTGCGGCCGCTCCGGCGGCCGAAACCCCCAATACGCCCGCGGCCGCCCCTGCGCCCGAGCAGCGCGCCGCCGCGCCCGCCGCCCCCGCGCCCGCGCCTGCCGCACCGGAAACCGAGCGCGCCGCGCCCGTCATGACGCCGGCGCAGACGATCGAGCTGCTCGATCGCGCCGCTTTCTTCGGCCAGCGCGGCCTTGCCGAGCGCATGCTGCGCGAAAACGCGACCGAGGCCGAGATTATCGCCGCCGTGCGCGCTGCGCCGATCGAGCCGCTCGACCCTACCGCGTCGATCGGCGGCCCGCGCGCCTCGATCGGCCGCGACGAGGGCGACACGCGCCGCCGCGCGATCGAGGATGCGCTCGCGATCAATCTGGGCGACGGCGCGCCGAGCGACGCCAACGAGCCTGCCCGCGCCTTTATGGGCAATCGCACGCTTGTCGATTTCGCCGCCGACTGGCTCGGCGAGCGCGGCCGACTCTCGACTGTGGGCGAGCGCGAAGACGTCATGCGCCGCGCGCTGTCGACGAGCGATTTCCCGATCCTTATGGACAATTCCATGAATCGTGCGCTGCGCGCGCGTTACATGGTCGCGGCGCCGACCTATCGCGCCTTTTCGCAGGAGCGCACTTACTCCGACTTCCGCGCGCATGCGAGCGTCCGCGACGGCGACTTCCCGCAGCCGCAGGAAGTCAAGGAAAATGGTGAGGTTAAGCTCGGCACCTTCAGCGAGTCGCGCGAATCGACGAGCGTCGTCGCCTTTGGCGTGATCGTGCCGTTTACGCGCCAGCTTCTGATCAACGACAATTTGAACGCGATTGCTCGCGTCATCGCCAGCCGCGGCGAGGCCATCGCCCGATTCGAGGAGGAGCGTTTCTATTCGATGATGCTTCAGGCCTCGGGCGCTGGCCCGACACTGACGGAAACGACGCGCGCGGTCTTCAACACGACCGAAGGCACGCTCGCGGGCACGGCGACGGCGATCACAAACGCTGCGCTCGGCCTCGGCCGTCAGGCAATGCGCAACATGAAAACGCGCGACAATACCTTCCTCGCCATCAGCCCGGCCATTTTGCTTGTCGGCCCGGCAAAGGAAACCGAAGCGCAACAGATTCTGGCGCCGCTCTACGCCGCCCAGGCGTCGAATGTGCCGATTTTCCAGAACTTGCTGCGCCTCGTCGTCTCGCCGCAGATCACCGGCAACGCCTGGTATCTCTTTGCCGACCCGATGGCCGGCGCAAACTTCGAATGGGGCCTCCTCGACGGCTACAGCGCCCCGCGCTTTACAACCGAAATGGGTTTCACGACGCAGGGAATGCGCGTGAAGCTCGAGCACGATTTCGGCTGCGGCGCGATCGACTATCGCTTCGGCTATCGCAACGCCGGCGCGTAATTCCTGACGCGCGCCGCCAAGCGCGGCGCGTGTCCTTTCAATGTGCGCGCCGCTTATCGCGGCGCGCCCTGCACTCTCACGAAAGACGAAGACAATGGCGACCAACAAGATTCAGGACGGCTATATCGTCGAATATGCCGCGCCCTATGCCGTGACCTCCGGCCAGGGCGCATTGATCGGCGTTCGCTTCGGCGTCGCGCAGGCGACGCTTGGGAATGGCGAGCGCGGCAATTTCGAGCACGCGGGCGTGCATCGCCTCACCAAGGCGACCGGCGAGGCGTGGACCGAGGGCGCGGCGCTGTTTTGGGACAACACAAACCGCCGCGTCACGACGACGTCGTCGGGCAATACGCGCATCGGCACCGCCGCCGCCGCCGCCGCGTCCGGCGACACGCTCGGCAATGTGCTCCTTAACTGGTCTGCGTAAGTGAGCAACGCTTTCGACGCCGCCGTGCAGACCATGCTCGGCGACGTTTTCACCCTGTTCGGCCGGGCGGCGGCCTATACGCCGCCCGGCGGGGCGCCTGCGCCCTGCATAGTGCTGCAGGATCGCGCCGACGACATGCCGACGCTGGGCGCCGAGCCCTTCGTCGCGTTTCAGAACGTGATCGAAGTGCGCGCCGCCGACGTCAACGCGCCCGAAAAGGGCGGCGAATTCGCGATTGGCGCGGCGCGTTTCAAGATCATGGCCGCCCCCCGTCGTCAGGATCCCGACCGTCTGGTCTGGACCTGTCTTTGTAATCCGCTTTAATGGCGATGCTGTCCGCATCCTTCGACCGTTCGCAGATCGGCCGCTCGATCGACGAGCAGGTGCGCGCGGCCTCGCGCCGCATGCGCGCGGCGACCGAGCAGGCCGGCCGCGAGCTTTTGCTCGAGCCGCTGCGCCAGGCGACGCGCCAGGCGTTCAATTCGCGCAAGCTGCCGACGACATGGCGCGGCGCGGTCTATCCCAAGAGCGAGACGACGACGCTTTCGCCCGCTTTCTTCGTGCATAGCAAGGCGCCCAAGATCATCGCGGCTTTTGACGCGGGCGCGACGATCCGCCCGCTGGGCGCGAAAAAATATCTCTGGATTCCAACCGAGAATGTGCCGCGCACGCCGGGCGGCGGGCGCATGAAACCGCGCGACGTCGTGGCGCGCGTCGGGCCTTTCATCTTTCGCCCGTTGCGCGGCGGCGGGCTGATCGCCCTTGCGGCGGGCGCGACGGCCCGCAAGCGCGCGCGACGGCGCGGGGCCAACGCCTCGGGCCGCGCCGGCGCGCTCAAGATCAGCCGCGGCGGCGCGCTGATCGCCTTTTTCATTCTCAAGCCGCAAGTGCAATTGAAAAAGCGGCTTGATCTCGCCTCGATCGCCGACCGCGCCGGGGCGTCCTATCGCGTCATTCTGGAGCGCGCGGCCAACGCCTCATGACTGAAACCGAAAAAGCCTTTGTCGCGCTCGCTGCGGCGCTCAACGCTTCCTCGGCCCTTCCTGCCGTGCGGCGCGACGTCGTTTTTGAGGATGTGCTCGACGATCTGTCGAGCGGCGGCGATAGTTTCGGCGCGGCGCTCACTCTCGCGCATGGCGAGGCGGTCGAAACCGTGCGCCGCATCGGCGAGGGGCCGAACGCTTTCGAGCTGACGCGCGTCGCGGACGTCGAATGGATCGCCGCGGGCGATCCCGCCGACGCGCTGCAGACCTTTTTTGACGCCGGCGTCGAGGCCGTCTTTGCGGCGATCGAGGCCGACCCGACGCTCGGCGCAAATGTCGTGCGCGCCGAAATCGTCGAGCAGCCGGAAATTTCGCGCGAGGCCGCAGGCGGCCGCGCGGCGCTGATCGCGCGCATCCGCGTGCAAATGCTGTTCACTTCGCCGAGGGCCTATTGATGACGCAGGAACCGACCAAACCCAAAGCCCCGCCGCCCATGGCGCCGCCGCCCGGCGCCGCCGCCGCGACCGGCTATCTGCTCGACACGGCGAGCGGCAAGGTTTTGCCAGACACGCCCGAGACGCGCGCCGCGCTCGGCGACCGCGCGCGCCCGGCCACGGATTTCGACGTCGGCGTCGCCGGCATTATGAAGCGGGAGCGCTAAGACATGGGAACAAGTTCAATCGCCCTCGGGCAGCTTTCGCGCCTCGCCTTCGCCAATGAGCCTGGCGCCTATGGCGTCGCGGCCACGACCGGCTATCGTTACGCGTTTTACTACGCCGCAAGCCTGCGCGAGACAAAACCGATCGAGGCGGATCCCGTCATCGGCGCCGGCTATCACAATTTCCGCGACGCGACGCCGCCTGCGCCCTCGCAAAGCGAGCATGGCGGGCAGATCACAGTGCCTGTCTGCCTCAATCAATTCGGCGACTGGCTGCGCATGATCTTCGGCGCTCCGGCGACGTCCGGCTCGGTGAATTTCACGCATGTTTTTTCGTCCGGCGGGCTCATTCTGCCGACGAACACGATTGAAATGAATCCGATCGCAAGCGACTTCCGGCAGCATGTCGGCCTCGCCGCGCGGTCGCTGCGCCTCGATCTTGCCGGCGGCAATGGCTTTCAGCGCGCCGAAATCGACATGCTGGGTTTTGGCGAAACGCTGCTGGGCTCCTCGGCGGCAGGAACGCCGACGGCGGCGCGCGCTTATGACCCGATCAAGGCGACCGGCGCCGCCGTGTTTCTCGGCGGGACGCAGATCGGCGTGCTGCTGTCGGCCAGCATCAATTACGAAACCGGCCTTATGCAGGATCGGTATATCGACGCGACGGATAAATTCGGCGCGGCCATTCTCGCCGAGCAGGCGCAGCTTTCTGGCGAGTTGCGCGTCCGATACACGGGGCCGACCTTCGACGCCGCCGCCGTCGCGGAAACCGATCAGGCGCTCGAAATCCGCATGATCAGAACCGTCAATAATTCGCTTGTGCTGGCCGCCCCCGCCGTGCGTCTCGGCCGCGCCGGCGTGCCGATCAGCGGGCCGGGCGGCATTGAGCAGTCGATCCCGTTTCGCGCGGCGCAAACGTCGGGCGCGGCCATGTTCTCGGCGACGCTCAAAAACCAGATTGCGACTTACTGATGATTAAGATCGGCAAGAGCAAGACGCAGCAACGTCTCGACCTCGGCGCCGGGGCGTATCTGCTTTATCGCACGGCGACGACGATCGACCATGAGGCGGGCTCCTCGGCGGCGCGCGCCTTTTTCCGCGCCGTGCGCGAGGGGCGCGAGTCGCTCGACCGGTTTGGCCTCTCGGTCGGGCCGATCGAGGAAATCCAGCTCGACGATTCCCTCGCCTTCGGCGTGTCTGAAATCGTGTCGCTCACCGAGATCGCGCTGCGCTGCGTCGCGAGTTGGGAAGGCGTCGCCGACGAAGAGGGCGCGCCGCTGCCGCTGGATCGCGCCAGCATGTGCGCGCTCTTGCAGGATGCGCGTTACTTTCAGCTTGTGCGCGACGAGCTGCTCGCGCCGCTGCATGTGCTGGCCGCCGAGGGAAACGCATACGCGCCCTCGCAGAATGGCGAAGCGGCGGGGGCGCCAAATATTGCGCAGGCTGCCGCGACGCCGGCCTCCCCTGCGCAACCGGGCGAAGGGGCCTAAGCGGCAAATATTGTCCCGAGCATGAAAACGCGCCCGCGACGATCGCCGGCGCGCTTGCCCTGCAAATCGCGCAGGCTCCGGGCGTCGCCCGTTATGCTGGCATGGCCGGCGCTTTCGTCGGCCTCGATTACGCCGCCGCGCTGGCCCTCGCGCCCGAGGGCGTCGAGATCGAAGACTTCAAGCAACTTCTTTTGCGCGCCGAGGCCGGATTGATCGCCGGGCTCGCGAAACTGACGGAAGACAAGCCGGATGGCGGCCAAGAATAGCGTCACGCTGCGCCTTGGAACCGAGGGCGCCGAGCAGGTCACGGCGAAGCTGCGCGAGATCGGCGAGACGGCGCAGCGCGAATTCACGCGCACGACGAAGGAAGTCGACCAAGCCGCGCGCAGTTTCGGCGCGCTGGAGCGTCGCCTCGATCCGCTCGCCAGGGCAAGCCATGACCTCGCCCGCGCGCAGGACGTGGCGGCGCGCGCCGTCGAGACGGGCGCGAAGTCGCACGCCGACGCGGCGCGGGTTATCGATCTCGCCGCCGAGCGTCATCGCCGCTTGACGCAGGGCCTCGGCGAAAACGCCAAAGCGACGGCGCTTGCGCGTCATGAGTGGGTCAATCTCGGCCGGCAAATGACCGACGTCGGAACGTCGCTGGCCGGCGGCGCGTCGCCTTTCATGGTTCTGACGCAGCAAGGCGGCCAGATCGCCGACGTCTTCAGCTCTTCGCGCGGCGGCGCGGCGGCGGCTATGAAGGAATTTGGCGCGGCGGTTCTGTCTTACGCCCTGCATCCGGCGACGCTGCTTGCGGGAACGATCGCGACGCTTACGCTGGGCGCGCATAGCGCGGCCGGGCGTCTGGCCGAAATGGCCGACGCGGCGAAAATGTCCGGCCTTGAAGTGAATGCGCTGATGGGCGGCAGCGTCATCGGCGCGCGCGTCGGGCTCGACGAGGAAAAATCGACGGCGGCCATGGCCAACGCCGGCGCGGAATTCGAAGCCTTCAAGCGCAACGAAGGCGCGGTCAAGCAGACGCTCGAAAAGCTGGGCGGCGATTTTCTCGCCGTCGCCGACAAGGCGCGCACGGCCGGGCAATTCATTGACGCGATCGGCGGCATCATTCGCAGCCTTCCCGTGACGGAAGGCATGGACCTGGCCGAGCGGCTGTTTGGAAAGGACGCCGGGCGGCGCTTCTTCGACGGGCTGCGCGACGGTTCGATTTCCATGTCGTCGCTCGCCAAGGCGTCGAGCGACGCAGGCAACGCGCTCGGCCCGGTCGCAAAGCATGCGCTCGACGTCAAGCGCGAGATCGCGGAAGCCAACGCCATCGCCGACACGAAGTTGCTCAAGACGTTCGGGCGGCTGGCCGACCCGATCACGCAATTGCAACTGCTGTGGGCCAACATCAAGGGCAGCATTGCCGACGCCACCATGGCGGCCGGCGATTTCGTCGAAACAATTTCCATGGGCCGCATCCGCAACGATCTGCGCGACGGTCCTGAGACTCTTGCGCGCGCCGGCGTCGGCCGGATGGCGCCGGTCGGCCTGCGCGGCGGCATGACGACCCAAGAGCATAACATGCTGTTGCGGAATAACCGCCTTGGCGGCCTCATGCCGATTACGCCGCTCATTCCAGACAACGCGCGCGACCTGCGCGATCGTCTGACGTCGGGCCAATTCAACGCGCCCAACATCGCGACATTGAGCGACGGCGAGTCGGCGGGTGAGTCCCGCGCCCGCTACGCGATGCGCGACGAGAAAATGAAGCCAATCAAGGCCGCCCGGCTGCCGCGCCTTCGCAGTCCGCGCGCCGAGCGCGACCCGATCGCCGACATGATCCGGTCGCTCGAGGAGGAGCGCGCGCTCGCCGAGGCCGATCTCTCGACGGCGACGGCCAGCAACGCCGAGCGCGAAAGGGCGCGCGCGCTCGTCGCGGCCGAAAACACGGCGCGGCGCGAAGGCGTGACGCTGAGCAATGAGCAGCGCGCCGCGATCGAGGGCGTCGTCGCCGCGACGCAAAACGCCAAAAGCAGCGCCGAGCTTCTCGCCTCCTCCTCGCGCGAGGTTCTGGACACGACGCGGGAAATCGCGCGCGAGACGCTGGGCGGCGTCGTCAACGCCCTGCGCCAGGGCAAGGATATGGGCGAGGCGCTCGCCGGCGTGCTCGATCGCGTTCTCGGGCGCCTCTTGTCGATCGCGACCGACAAAACCGTCGACGCGCTGCTCGGCAAGGCGGGCGACGCAGGCGGCGGCATGCTCGGCGGCGGCATGATGGGCGGCGGCTTGTCAAAGCTCGTGAGCAGCTTCCTTCCCTTCGCCTCGGGCGGCGTCATGACGAGCGCGGGCGCGCTGCCCTTGCGCCAATATGCGACGGGCGGCGTCGCCAATTCGCCGCAAGTCGCCGTCTTCGGCGAGGGGCGGCAGCCTGAGGCTTATGTCCCTTTGCCCGATGGGCGGTCGATTCCTGTCTCGCTGCAGATGAAAAACAGCGCATCGGCCGCGCGCGGCGGCGTTATGCCAAAAATGACCTTTATCGACCAGTCGACCGGCGTCAACGTCACGCCCCGCATGAGCGACGGCGAGATTTTTCTGCTCATCGAGAATCGCATCGCGGCCAGCGAGCGGGCCGCGCCCGGAAAGCAGGCCCGCGCGCAAATGGCCGCCTTTTAATGGCGATTGATCCGACAATACCGTTCTGGCCGCGCGCGCTCGGCCCGAAAAGCGTGCAGCCCTTTATCGTCAACGGCGCCGCCTCAGGACCGCAGCCGCTCGCCGGCGTCGCGCAGACGGCGCAATCGTCGCTCGGCCATCTGCAAATCAAGCTGAGTAATGTGACTGTGCACGACGGCGCGCCAATCACCTCTTTCGGCAATTACGATAAGCTGCGCGTTTTTCGGGCGCTGTATTTCGGGCATTTGTCGCAGGGCAAGCCGGTTTACATGCCGCTGTGGGATTGGGTGCGCGGCCCGCGCCGGCGCGCCGGACTGGCGCTATTCGGCCCAAGCGTCCCGCATAGCGACGGATCGGGCTTTTCTGACGGCTCGTTTCATATGCAGGGCACGGGCGACGCTGTTCTCGCGCTCGAGGCGGGCGCGGGGCATCGCGCGATCGTGATCGAGGCGACCTCGGCCGCCGTGCCGCAGGCGGGCGACTGGATCGGTCTCGACGATCGCGCGCATCAGGTTTACGGCGCATGGCCCGACGAAACCGGCGAATTTCCCAATCGCTGGACGCTTGCCATTAATCCGCCCGTGCGCGCGACCTTGGCGGCGGGCGAAAATGTCGAAGTCGCCGACCCGTTTTGCAAAATGCAGCTCGCCGATCGCGACCGCGTCAACGGGGCCGAAATCGACTTTAACCGCATGGGCCGCGTGTCTCTGACCTTCGTCGAAAGCAACTGGCTTCCCTGATGGGCTTTTACAGCGAAAGCGAAGTGGCGGCGCTTCGCGGCGGCGCGGCGACGCTGGCCGACGGCGCGGTCTTTCGCTTCGCCAGCGAGACGATCGCGCTCTGGCCCGGCGTCGGGCCGCTCGACGCAACAGCGCTCGGCGGGCCGGTGTTTCTCGGCGTCGGCGCTCTCGGCCGGATCTCCGCGATCGAGCTGGGAACGATCGCGGCGACGCAACAAGTCACTTTTGAGCTGTCCGCGCTCGATCCGCAGATTTTCGCCATTGCGCAAGATCAGCTCGCCGAAGTGCAGGGCCGGCGCGTCGAAATCTGGCGCATGGTTTTCGACCTTTCGCAGCCTGCGCGGGATAATGGGCTGATCGCCTGCCGCAAGCGCCGCACGCTGTTGATGGACAAGATCACGACCAATGTGCAGCCGTCCGAAGGCGGGCCGGTGATGACGATCTCCGTCACGGCCGAGCCGATCCTTTCGGCAAAAAACCGCGCGGGCAATTCCTACCTGACCGACGCCGAGCAACGCGCGCGCTATCCGGGCGACAAAATCCTCGAGCGCACGACCTTCGCCGCCGGCAAGCGCACGGTCTATTGGTTCTCATGAGCGACGTCATCCGTTTCATGCGCGCTTTTCCGCTCACGCCGCAAACGGTCTGCACCGAGGCGCCCATGGCGTGGCTCGCGCAGCGCTGCGGCGTCACGCCTGCGACGGTCGAAGAGCAGCGCGCGACCATGGCGCGTTTCGGCTATCCGCGCGGGCTCTATGTGGGGTGCGAACGCCACGGGCTCGCCATTCTCGACGTCGACGCAATCGACGCATTGGAGGGCGACGCGGTAATCGCGGCAAGCGCCGATCGCACGCTCTCGGCCGTCGGGATACTCGCGCATGGCGGGCTTGTCGTCGCGGCGAGTTTCGGCCGGCTGATCGTCGCGCATCTGCCGTTGCTGCGCGTGATTCGGCCTGTCGGTTTTGCGCCAGCCCGGCCGGGGGCCGAGTAATGCCGCAGGTTGTCGCGCTCGCGGTCGCGCCGGCTCTTGGCGCCGCTTTGGGGCTCACGACCTCGGGCGCGCTGATCAGCGCCGCGGGGCTCACATTCGCCGGCGTCAATGTTGTGAGCGCCATTTCGACGGCGATCGTTATCGGCGCGGTTTATGGCGCCGAGCGGCTGCTGTCCTCGCCGCGCGCGGGCAAGCCGCAACTTCAATTGCCGCCGGGGCCGGTCGCGCAGGAAATCGAGCTGCAGGCCGTTTCGGCGCGTTATTACACATACGGGCAAGACCGGGTCGGCGGCGCGATGTTCTTTCAGGAAGTCGGCGGCCAGCTCGGCGGCTGGCTCGGCTACGGCATCGTTTTGTCGTGCCGGCCGATCGACGGCGTCGTGACCTATTTCGTCGACGACGAAGCCTGGACGACGGCGACGGGGCTGGCCAATGAGCCGCTGGAATCGCCCATCGGTTTCACGCCGAACGCCGTCGACCTTGGCCCGAATGTCTTTTGGCCCCTTACCGGCGCAAAATTCACGGTGTTTTCGGTTTTGGTCTTTGTGCCAAACGCCGGGCCGCAGCCTGCGCCGACGGGCAATGGCCCGATCATGTTCGGCGAATTCCGCAACGCCTCGCAGGCCGGCGCCGTCTCGACGCTGCTCACGCGCGATCATTCGTCGATCTGGGGCGCGTCGCATCTGGGCCGCGGCCTCGCATGTCTCTATTTCCGGGCAAACCGGCTCGATCGCGAATATCGTTTCGTTCGCTATCCGCGCGGCTTCCCGACGGCCTCGACCGTGCTGCGCGGCCAGCGGATTTTCGATCCGCGCGACTCCGGCCAGAGCTTCTATGCGACGGGCGCGCATCTCACGTCGGTCCTCGCCATCAAGGCGAGCGACGCGGCGTTTTACACGGGCGGCGATTTTCGCGAAGATACGGGCGGCATATGGTCGGCCTATAATCCGTCCTGGGAATACTCAACCAACCCGGCTTTGCAGATCGCAGATCTGCTCACATGCCCGGCCGGCTTTGGCCTGACTTATGATGATATGGACTGGCCGTCATTTGTCGAGGCGGCGAATGATTGCGACCGGCTCGTTACAGTGTTTGGCGGCGGGACGGGCGCTTTCGCCCGCGCTCATCTGACATGGTCGGCGAGCGAAGAGCGACGCGACGTGCTGGGCAAGCTCCTCGCCGCCTGCGACGCGCAGGTTTACGAAAACGAAGACGGCAAAATTGCAATCTGGGTTGGCAAATGGATCGAGCCGACGGTGACTTTGACCGAAGCCGATCTCGCCATGCCGATCAGCTTCGACGCCTCCTCGGGCGTCTTTGAAAGCGACAATGTCGTTACGCCGGCCTATGTCGAGCCGCGGTCGAATTACCAGCGCAACACCTCGCTTTTTATCGAGGATGCGGCGTCGATCGCGCGCGTCGGTCGGCGCAGCGCGACGATCGACCTGCCCGCGGTCAAGGATTTCAACCAGGCCTATCGCCTCGCGGCGCGCGCCATGCGGCGCAAAAACACGCCGATGAAAATCGAATGCGTCGCAGGGCCGCGCGGCCTCCTCGCCGATGGCGAGCGCGTCGTTCGGCTGGAGTTGCCGACGTTCGGCGTCTCGGGCGTGTTTCGCGTCATGAGGCTTGAGGCGCAGTCGATTTCGACCGTGTCTCTCGTGTTGCATCAGGTAACTGAGGAAATGTTCGCAGACGTCGTCGCGCCCTTTGATCCGATCAATGGGTCGCTTCCGGGCGCGCCCGTCATCGCGCCCTATGTTCCGCCTGCGCCTGTTGCGCCGTCGCTCTCCTCGGCCGTCGTCGGTGGCGCGGCGGTCATTTCGGCGTCGGTTTCGGCGCCGGGCGGCGGCGACACAGTTCCGGACGCGCGCTTTCGATTCCGGCCGGTCGACGTCTCGACCAATGCGCCGCTGGGCGACGGCAGCTTTACGATCTTTCCCGACTTCACCGGCCAATACAGCGCCGCCTCGCCGGGCATTTCCGGCGTCAACGGCACGCCGCAGCGTTTCGAGGTTCAAGCCTGGTTCATCAACGCCGGGCAGCCAGGGCCGGTTTCGCCCTCAAGTTTCATCACAATCACAACCTTCACCTAACGCCCCCGCAAATGAGGAAAGCAATGACTCGCACGCTTCAACGCGGCGCGCTCGCGCTCGCTTGTCTTTTCGTGTCGGTTGCGGCGCTCGCGCAGTCGAGCGGCTCGACCGTCACGACCAACGCGCGCGCGGTGTGGCGCGACTGGACAGTCGACGGCGTGCCCTCGTCGGGCGTCTGGAATCCGCTAAAGAGCGACATTCGCGCCTGGGGCGCGCTTGTCGGCGGCCAGCTTAATTCGCTGCAGGGCGCGCAGGTTGGCGGGACGCTGGCTTTCGACACGAAAGCCAATCTCGACGCAACTCTCGCCTATCCGGCCAATTCCATGGCCTTCGTCTTTGCCGATGCGACCTCGGCGAATAATGGCGTCTATCGCAAGAGCGGCGCGAGCGGCGCGGGCTCATGGGCCAAAGTCTCGTCGCTGATCTATGGCCCGCAACCGGTGTTTTCGGTTGCGGGTAGTTTTTCGACCAACCCGGCCGACGCGGCGGTTTCGATCGGCGGGTCGCCGACGTCGCCGCTGATCAGTTTCGTCGTGCCGCGCGGCACGCTTATTCATTCGACGTCCGGCACGCCCTCAACCGGCCTCGGCCTTAATGGCGATTACGCGATCGACCCGTCGAACTATACGCTTTGGGGACCAAAAGCGGCCGGGGTTTGGCCCGCGCCTTCGGCGACGGCGCAGGGCGCCGCGGCGGCGGCGGCGTCGAGCGCCTCGGCGGCGGCTGTAAGCGCCTCGGCGGCGGCGGCTTCTGCGGCGGCGGCGGCGGCTCCCGCAACGTCGACAACGCGCGGCGGTGTGTATGTGCCCGGCGGCGCCAATCTCACACTGGCAGGCGACGGGGCTTTGTCGCTGTCTGGCGCCAATGTCGGGGCCGCCCTTGGATACACGCCCGTTAACAAGGCGGGCGACGCAATGACTGGAGGTCTTTCGACGACCGGGGGGCTTGCATCAAACAACCTTTTGCTGCAGGGCGACGGGGCGAATGGCTACATCCGCCCGACGAATGCGCCCGGCTCCCTTTATCTTGGCGCAGCAAATCAAAACCTAGGAATTATCACGAACACGGGGCATTGGGGCTTCGGAAATCTTAATCCAGCATCGGCCGGCGGCCGCTTCGTGTTCGATTACACAGCGAATGGCAATGGCAATTTGAGGGTTGTCAATGGCAGCTCGGGCGCGGATGCAATGGCCTCGGTTGAATATGTTTCAGGCATTGCAAATTCTTATGCAATAACCTCTCTGCGCAACAATGGCGGCCTTCCTTACTTTTTAATAGGAACCGGACCAGCCGTCACTGAGGGGATTCTTTACGACTCTGTGCGCCATGTGTTTCGCGATGAGGCCGGCGTCGAGGCGATGCGGATCGTTAATGACAACGTCGGAATTGGCGCGATTACACCATTAACAAAGTTCATGGTCGCTAAGGATAGCAATCCGGTCGCGAGTGAGCCTTTCGGCGACTTTCAAGGAAATGGACAGCTTTTTGTCACGGGCAAAACAAATACAGCTAAGCGCCTTGCGCTAGGCGTCGATACAACCGTGACGCCGATGGCGGGCGTCATTCAATCTATCGAGGCGGGAACGGCGCTGCGTAACCTCGCTCTCAACCCGTCCGGCGGCAATGTCGGCATCGGAATGATTGACCCGCCATCCAAGCTTTCTGTAACTGGAAATGGATATTTTAACGGCGCGCTCGGCATCGGGACGCCGTCGCCTCGTGGGAGCCTTGAAGTTGCAGCCGCGGCGCCGTCAACGGTTTTCACCAATACGTCGGGGGCGACAAATGAGAAAACATACGATTGGCACAGTAATTCGGGCGTTCTTTATGGGCGCATGTTAAACGACGCATTTTCGGATGCGAGGCACTGGATTGAAATTTCTCGATCCGGAATTAATCCGACGCAGGTTGGCTTCCCGAATGGCGTCGTCGATATCGGCGGCCTTGGGTCGACGCATAAATTCAACGTAAATGGAAATGCCGGCCTTGCGGCGGGGGGCTATCTTAATTTTGGCACGGCAGACGGCGCCGCCGGCTACGGCATAAGAGACAATGCAGGCTCAATTGAGTGTAAAAACTCGGGTGGCTCCTGGGCGACCTGCGGCGGCGGCGGGGGGGGATCGCCGGCCGGGTTGACCGCATGGAAAAATATGAAAAGCGATTGCGGCGCGGCGGGTAACGGTTCGACTGACGATCTCGCTGCGATCAATTCTTGCGTCGCCGACGCTAATAGCACGGGCGTCTCTCTCTATTTTCCGCCCGGCACTTACAGGGTTAGCGCTCCGATCAACGAAATCACGCGTTCGGGCGTGCGCATAAAAGGCGACGGCCGAAACTCAACGATCATTGCGGCGGCTTTCGCTGGAGGCGACACGCTCACAAGCAATGCGCAGTTTACCAGTGTTGAGGATCTGTCGCTCACGCCAAGCGTCTTCAAAACTAGCGGCTATGAGCTGGTCGTTAAGAATGGGTTTAACAATGTCATTCGAAATGTCTACGTTAACGGCGGCTTTAGAGGAATACAGGTTCTTTCGACGGCCTCGCCGTTCCTCGAAAATATCGGCATGCGCTACCTGACGGGCGACATAGGCCTCTATTTCACCGGCACGGCCAGCGTCTCGTCATATGGCATGTATGCGAAAAACATGGTCGCAGACAACCCATATGCTGTGCCGATTTTTAACGAAAATCTGAAGTCCTGGGGGAATTCGACGGCTTATGCTGTCGGCGACGCTTTCACGGTCAGCGGCTGGATCTGGCAGGTGGTCGTCGCCGGAACCTCGCAAAGCTCGGGCTTGCCCGCGGCGCCGACGGCGGCGGGATGGAACCTGACGAACGTCGCCAGCGGCAGCGCTCAACTGCGCCCGATCGCCAGAACAAGCCTTACCTGGGTTTATATGGATTCATACGCTAACAGCCTTGTGGGTGTGAGCTTCGCGCTTTTGAACGGGGCGCGCGGCTTCGCAATGACCGACAACGCTAACACGACGGGGAGTTATCCCTCTTGGGCATATTTCTACGACTTGGAAGTCGATCACGCTTATTTCACTGGCGTCGACATCTCTGGCGGAGTTGGGTTTCACGCGACTAACGCATGGGTCGGCTCAACCCTGACCGGGAACGCTTTGTTTTTTGGCGGCGCCTTCAAGGGTGAGGCGACCGTCACAGCCTCACGCATTGTTGCAAATGGCCAGCATGGCGTGCTGCTCAACGCGGGCGACGATGTGAAGATCCAAGGCAACATCATCGCCAATAACAGCGTCAACGCAGCTAACACATATCACGGCGTCGTCGTCGCCGCGAATATCAACCGCTTCACGATTCAGAATAATTCAACAGGCGTCGTGCGGCCTTTCACGACCTCGAATCAAGGTTGGGGCGTCATCGTGCTTCCCGGCTCTTCAAATTACTACCTGATCCAAGGAAATCTTGGGTTTGGCAATGTTTCGGGCTCTGTCAGCGATGGCGGCAGCGGCGCGAACAAGTCTGTTAGCGGCAATATTTAACGAGCCTTTTTCGGGCCGCCGCAGCTTCGCCCTTCGAAGATCAAAGCAACCCGCCGCGCCCCGCGCGCGTCGGCGCGCAAACTTGCGAGAAAACCCCAATGATCGACGAGAAAAGCATACAGCGCGCGCTGCGCGCCATGGGGCATTACAAGGGCGCCATTGACGGCGCTTTGGGCCGCGCCTCATACGCCGGCATGCGCGCGGCGCTTGCGCCACTGGCGACCGGCGTCGAGCGCTGGCCGGCGTCGCGTGTGCTGCTCGCCTTTCAGCAGCTCATGATGCGCGACGTCGGAATCGCCGTCGGCGCGATCGACGGGCTGCGCGGGCCGCAGACAGAGGCCGCTTTCGAGTCCTGGCAAAACTATCTGCGCGACAAGGAAGACGACGAGGCCGACGCATCCGTCGCCGCGCCGCAGCTCTGGCCGCGACAATCGCAGATGCGCGCCGTCTTCGGCGACGTCGGGACAAGCCAGGTCCGCATTGATCTGCCCTATCCGCTTCGCATCGCTTGGGCGCCGGCGCAGACGATTGCGCGCATGACGCTGCATGCGCTTGTCGCCGAGTCGGCCAAGCGCGTTTTGTCGCGCGTTCATGAAAGCTACGGCGAGCAGCGCATTCGCGAGCTGGGGCTCGATCTCTTTGGCGGCTCGCTCAATGTGCGCAAGATGAAGGGCGGCTCGAAATGGTCGATGCATTCATGGGGCGTCGCCATTGATTGGGATCCCGAGCGCAATCAATTTCGCTGGGGCCGTGATCGTGCGCATCTGGCGCGCCCGGCCTATGACGCCTTTTGGCGCGAATGGGAACGCGAGGGCTGGCTTTCTCTCGGCCGCGCGCGCAATTTCGATTGGATGCATGTCCAGGCGCCGCGGCTGTGATCGCGCGCATCGCCATGATCATCATCGCGCTCGGCTGGCATGTGTGGCGGGTGCGCTATGTCGTGCTGCCGGTCGCGCTTGTCGTCTTCGCCGCCGCGGCGCTCTCGGGCTGCAATCATCAAGCGCCCGATCAACATCGCTGGGCCGCCTATCGGTTCGATAAGCATTGGCGCGCGCATAGGATCCATTAGCCATGTGGAACGGACTTGGCGACGGGCGCTTCGTTGACGCGCTCGCGCTCTGGGCCTGCGTCGCCGCGATCATCGTCGGCGTGCGCTGGCTCTTTTCGTAAGGCGAAAACATGCAGCAAATTTATGTAAAGCCAATCGTCAGAGGCTATCCCTTCGCCTTTTCGCTGCGCTTTGTCGACGCGGCCGGCGAGCCGATTCCGGGCTTTGACCTTTCGGCTGCGTCTCGCGTGCGCGGCGAGTTTCGCAGGAGCGTGGAAGATAACGGGACGCCTTACGCTGCCGTCGACACGGCGGTCGCCGGCACGCTGATCGTCGTCGACGCCAATACGATCGCGCTTACCATCAGCGCGGCCAATACCGCGAATTTCGCCACCAAGGCGGCATGGGTCGACTTCGCCCGTCTCGACGGCGGCGTGTGGTCGCTTATTCCCGTGCGCATCGCCTGGCCGGTCGAAGACCCCGTCACCAACCCGCCGGCCTGATCATGACCAATCTCGCCAGCATCGCCGTCGTCTATCCCGCGCAATCGGCCGCCGCGGCGGTCTATCCGCTCGACGGCGCCGATATCGAAATCCGCCCCGCGGCCTCGCTCGCGGCGGTCGACGTCTCGCCCGTGCTTGTGCCCGGCCCGCAAGGCCCCGCTGGCCCTGCCGGGCCGCAGGGCGCGTCGGGCGCGCAGGGGCCGCAAGGCCCTGCCGGACCAACGGGCGCCACTGGCCCCGCCGGGCCGCAGGGCGCGACCGGGGCACAAGGGCCGCAAGGCGTCAAGGGCGACACGGGCGACGCTGGCCCGCAAGGCCCCGCCGGGGCGTCGGGGGCTCAAGGGCCGCAGGGTCCGGCCGGGCCGCAAGGCGCGACGGGCGCGCAGGGGCCGCAGGGCGTCGCGGGCGAAACCGGCGCGCAAGGCCCCGCTGGCCCTGCCGGGCCGCAGGGGGCGACGGGCGCACAAGGGCCGCAAGGCCCCGCCGGGCCGGGCGTTCCGGCGGGCGGCGCGACGGGACAGGTTCTCACAAAGGCCAGCGGCGCCGATCAAGACACGGTATGGCAGACGCCTGCTGGCCCGCCCGATTTGACCGACGCGGACCGCGCGCAGATTTTCGGCGAGCCGATCGCAAGCGCCTCGATCGCCGGGCTCACGCTCGACGCCAATGGCGACGTAACCGTTAATACGACGGTGACGCTTTCCAACGATCTTTACTGCCGCAATCTGACCGTCGGCGCATCCGGGATTATCAATACGGTCGGCTACCGCATTTTTTGTGCGGGAACGCTGGACCTCTCGGCCGCGCAGGCGGCCGCGATCCGCTGGACGCCCAACAATGGCGGTTCGACGACGACGCAGGCCGCTGGCGCGGCGGGCACGGCCCTTGCCGGCGTCACCATCGGCGGCGGCCTCGCGGGCGGCGCGGGCGCCGTGGCGACGGCCGCAGCCGGCGCGCAGGCTGCGGCCGTGGCGGTTTCCGCCGTTGCAATGGGGGGCGGCTCTGGCGCTTCCGGCGCGGGCGGGCTGGGCGCTTCCGGCGCGGGCGGCGTGCTGCGCGCGGATGCGGCCCTTGCGATCGGCCTGCGCTCGATTCCGCAGATCGTGACGCCGATCTTTCAGCGCGGCGTCGCGCTTCTCCTCGGCGGCCAGGGCGGGCCGGGAGGAGGCTCGGGCGGCAATGACGGCACGGCGACCTCGGGCGGCGGGGGCGGCGGCGGCGCCGGCGGCGGCTGCCTCGCCATCTTCGCGCGCACGATCGCGCTCGGCGCCAACGCAAACGATGGAATCATTCGCGCGCTCGGCGGCAATGGCGGGAACGGATCGGCGGCGACGGCGGGCAATCGCGGCGGCGGCGGGGGCGGCGCAGGCGGGGGCGGCGGCTTCGTCTGCCTCGCCTATGAGACGCTTACGGGGCCGCCCGGGCGGCAACTCGCATGGGCCGCCGGCGGCGCAGGCGGCAATGGCGGCGCGGGCTTTGGAACCGGCGTTCCCGGCGCCGGCGGCCAAGGCGGCGAAGGCGGCGTCGTCGTCGCGTTCAATCTCACGGCCGGAACGATCGCGCGCATCGTCGGCGCGGCGGGCGGCGCGGCCTCGGGCGTAACCGGCGGGACGGGCGGTCAATGCCGCTTCGCCCTGCCCTGATGAAACCCGCGCCCGGCGGCTTCCGGGCATTGGTGAAAGGACTGGTCATGTTTGAAACGAAAGAATGGTGGAAGTCGAAAGGCGTCTGGGGCTCGCTCGTCGTCATTCTCTCCTCGGCGGCCGGGCTGCTCGGCTATGTCGTGACGCCGGAAGAGCAGGCCGCGGCGATCGACATGGCGGGGCATGGCGTCGACCTTGGCCATCGCGCTTTCGAGCTGGGCGTCGAAGTCGCCGCTTTCTTTGGCGGCCTTGTGGCGTTCTGGGGCCGGATCACGGCGAAAAGCGCCATCGGCAAGTCGTGAGCGCGGCGCTTTACGCCGCAGTCGTCGTGGCCGGGCTCGTCATTTACGGGCTCGGCCGCGTCGTGCTGGCGCGCATCGCGGCCGGCGGCGCGGCGAAGGCCCGCGCCGATCGCGCCGAAGGCGACCTCGCGGTCGCGAAGAAGCAAGGCGAGATCATCGCCGAGGAAAGGACAAGCGAAGATGTTGCGCGTCGCCTTGACGATGGCTCTTTCTAGCCTCCTCGCCGCATGCCAGACGACGGGCGGCGGCTGCCCGCCGCTCGCGGCCTATACGCCCGCGACCATGAAACGCGCCGCGGCCGAAATCCGCGCCGGCCACGCTCCGACCCTAAGCGGCTTCGTCGTCGATTACGGCAAGCTGCGCGACGCCTGCCGCGTCCGCCGCTGATCATGCCCGCGCCGCTCGTCGATCT